AGTGGCGCCCTTTAGCGCGCCTATAAAGAGTTTCCGCGTCGAGGATTAACGCGGGGTGGAGCAGCCCGGTAGCTCGTCAGGCTCATAACCTGAAGGTCGTTGGTTCAAATCCAACCCCCGCAACCATCACACCCCCAGACCCCTGTTCTGGGGGTGTTCCTTTTCCGGCCGCGAGCAACGGCGCGAGCTGACCGTGAATCTCTAGATCGACCGGCTTATATGGCCCGGTCGGGTACACGACAATCTTGTCGACTAGCTCCCGCAGCCGCGCAGAGGCTTCTGCTCGAAACGTTTCCCCCGATTTCGCCAGCAGAGCCTTCAGGTCGGCGATCTGCCGCCGGTACAGCTCGGTCGCGTTGGGGTGAAACACAGCCGCCGGCTCGCTGATCGTGTCGAGCTCTCCGGCCTTCTCGGCTCGCTCCTTCTCAAGAAGATCGAGCTTCGCGGTCAAGGTGCGCTTCACGCCGGACGCAGCGATTGCCTCGACCAGATTGGCGCATTGCCGATCGAGGGCCGCGATTGCTACTTTCAATTCGCGCCGGCGCGCCCCGGCGCCGCGGGCCGCCTCGCGATGGGCCCGGTGATATTCGCGCACAAACTCGGCCACCACATCCGGTGCCGCGAGGTGCTTTTCGATTCCCTCAATGACCTGCTTCTCGAGAAGCCGCATCCGTAGCAGTCGCCGGTTGTCGCAAAGCCCGGTCTCCTTCATTCGGGAGCAGATCAGGAATCGGCCAGCCTTGTCATTGCCGCCGACGATGTAGCTTGAGCCGCAATGGCCGCATTTGATCAGCCCGGACAGCAGATGCCGCGGCTTCGACTTGTGGCGCAGATGCGGGTTGCTACGCGCGGCCAATCGCCGCTGCACCGCCTCGAACGTCGCGAGATCGATGATGGCGAGATCGGGCGCCGCACCTTCGACCCAATCCGCCCTGCTGTTCGGCCGACTGATCCGTGTCTCGCGGTCTGGATCCTTGATGAAGCGCTGACGGTTATGCACGATCCGGCCGACATAGAGCGCGTTGCGCAGGATACCATTCTCCCGCGACCGCGAACCAGCGATCGCTGAAGCGTTCCAGACGCCGCCCCGCGGCCCGGGCACGCCGCGCTCGTTAAGCATCTTCGCGATCTTGCGCGGATAGCCGTCGTCCAGATACGCCGCGAAAATCTCGCGCACGATGGCGGCGCCCGGCTCGTCGATCGCCATTGTGTTCGGCCCGTTCGGCTCTTCCGGCGGAAGCAGTTTGTATCCATAGGGCGGAGGGCCGAGATGTTGGCCGCGACGCACGGCGCCGGCCTGTCCGCGCTTAACCTTGCTGCCGAGATCGCGCGAGAAATGCGCTGCCATCATCGCGCGCATAGAACCGTCAAGATCGCCGACCTGTCCGGATGGGATATGAATCTCGATGCCGCGGTAATCGAGCTGCTCGCGATCGGCGTGATAGTCGGCTTCGTTGCGGAAATAGCGATCGAATGCCTCGGCGACCAGGACGTCAAAGGCGCCGGCCTTGGCGTCGCGCATCAATTGCTGCCAGCCGAAGCGCCGGATGACGCCGGTTCCGGACACAGCTCGATCTTCATAGGTCTTCACGACTGCAAAGCCGCGCTGTTCGCACAAGGCTTTGCAGAGCGCGATCTGATCGTCGACCGAGCGGGCGTGTTGTTTATCGCTGGAAAAGCGGGCGTAGATCGCGGCGCGTTTCATCGGGTCTCGGGGTCCGTGCCGCTAGTTTCCATGCGCACCAGTTCTCGCGCAAGGGCTCGGGCAAAGGCTTTCAGCGGTTCTGGTGAGAGTTCGCCGGGATGGCGGGGGGCGAGCTCAACAGTGTCCGTGACGACTTCCAAGGGCCGACGTGGCGCGGCCGAATTGATCGGCTCCGAAATATCTGTGGAAATCGAGACGCGCGGCACAGAGAGACTCCACATTGCAGCCTGCTCACCCCGCGAACGGGGTGAGGGCTGGTTCTGGATTCTCTCCGGCTCCCCTCGGGGAATTGCTTACCGGTTCGCTTACTTCGCCGCTCGGTACCTGCGCTTCCCTTTCAGGAGAGCCCCGCAGACCCGCCGCGGGTTTGGCAGCAACCCCCAATATCCACCGGGGTCCGACCGTACTTTTCAGTTCGAGAGTTGCCCCAATCGCGGTCCGCGTGTTGTCACGGCGGCAACGATCTGTTTTCGATCGTCAGCAACGGGGCGAAGCTACGTGCTTCGTCGGGGAATCGTCAACCCCATTCTCGGCTACCGTGCTGACCGTCGAACGCTTGGATCAGGGTTCAACCACGGGGATCGGCGACGTCGTCTGGCAAGTCGACTCCGGTCCCGTATACCAAACCCCACACGGCGTTCGATTTTAGACGGTTGACGTCAGGAAAAATCTCCGCGAGCGCATGTGTAAAGCTATCATCCATCGGCTGATAGCCGGCAATGATGCGATGCCCTTGAAGCCCTTGACGATTGGGTGCGGGCGTGGACGTCAACAGCCGTTTGGCAATCGCAGAGGCTGCGGCGTTCGCATCGGGAGCACGCATCTTGTAGTCGTCGCGGAGAACTTGCGCGACGATGCGCTCCACTTTCTCAGTGTCGAGCCGAACCGTTGCCATAACGTCCTCTCTCAGACCTGATCTGCGCCAGAATGGTGGTCGCGCGATCGAGCCGCTCGTGGCAGATCCCGATCATGGTGGTGACTTCCTCTTGCATATCACTATCGGCAATCGAACCGGCAAGCCGGGAAACGATGCTGATGCAGCTCCGCAGCTCTTCCAGATGATCAGCGACTTCGATTGATGGATCCGGCGTCATGTCGAAAACTCCGCGGTTTGATGACGCCGAATCGTTGCAGGGTTTCATGAAAGAATCAAAGACAGCTTTGCTGTCAATATGAAAGCTTGGCTGTCATTTGAAAGCGGCACTGTCATCATCGCGTCCAAACGAATCGCAACGCTTGGAGATCGAGATGGTCTATTTGCCTTTAAGCCCTCGATTAAAAGGATATCGCGGAACGCGGGAAAATCTGCGACAGAAGCGGGACGATCACAATCGGACAGCCTATCGGGTGACCGATCATCTCAACCGGCTGATAGCCAACGATCCGAGCGAGATGCAGCAATATATTTATGGCTTCATTGCTATCGACCTTGGCCTGACGACTGAGCAGGTGCGATCTTCCGTTGTAGGTGGCGGCTATAACGGAATTACGCTTTGCGTTACGTCGCTAGATCGAGAAAGACTCGCTCCATTTAAGCGACTTGCAGACGGTGCTGAGCATATCAGATGAGAGACGAGACCTGGATTGGAGGGCCTCCACGGGTGATCTCGAATCGGCTTCATGCCGCGATCTCTCTTCGAAGTTGCGAGGAGGAGTAATCGTGAAATTGCAACAACCGCTTTCAGGTGACTACAACCCAGCAACAAAGACCCTCACATTGTCCGGAAAAAACAAAACGACCGGACGATCTTCCAAGATCGACTTTGATGTCGAAGATGCAAACGTCTTTTTGGGCTGGTTGGCAGCAGTGTTATTCGAGAAGAAATGGCAACCTGATGGTCGTGGCGCAGGTCTTGTAGCGAATTCAATCGCCATCGGCCTGCACCAAGATCAACAAAATGACGGCCACGATCTATCTTTCGCCTTCGCCGTCGGAGATATGCGCTTGGCATTTGTGCTGCCGGTGCAGACTAAGTCACCTGAAAAGCTTTCAGCTATAAAGGCACACATAGAGCAAGCGCTTGCGGAAATGGGAGACGCGAACATCCCAACCAAGCAATAGGCCCCACCTCAACAGCTCCGCTCAAAAAATCGCATCGAACAGCGCTACGCTCATCGGCCGGCCGGACACGGCCGGCGCCTTATCATTGCCCGGCTTGGTCTGTCCGACGTATTCGAGGAAGGCCCGATCGAGGTCGCGGATAATCTCGCTATCGAATGGCCGCACCGGCTGACGATGCAGCCGTGACCAGGCCTCGATCTCCGCGTGGGCGATGGCGCACGGGACAAAGCCGACCGCGCGCGAATTGTGAAGCGCCAAGAAGATCGACCAGACGTGGACGCCGGCTGGAGGAATCTCCGGCCCGTCGCGCGGATCGGCGCCAGGGTTTGCGATCTGCCAGCGCAGCGCTTCGCAGAGTTTGTCAGACAGCCAGTCCATCTGCCCGTTTTGCCTCTAGGTCGCGCACAAACTGCGGCAACGGTTCGCCCGAGGTCGGGTCTACAATCTTACCGATTTCATCGGGCCATCGATGAGCGATCCAGCACTCGATACGATTAGGCTGCAGCAGCGTCATCTGAAGGAATCCGCCGACATAAAATGGTAGTCCGGCGAAATCGCCACCGCCGCTCTCGCTGCTATCGGCCCGTGAAGCGCAGACGAATCTGGCGACAAGCTCATTCACATTCTTGCCGTCGATATCGAGCAAGCCGAACTTCTCCGCGGTGTCGGCGGCCGGGGAATGAGAGCAATAAATGCCGTCTGGTACCGCATGTACTACCCATGGATCTAAGACCGTGAGCTCACCCGTCGCCATGTTCTTCACCTCGCGGGGCCGCGTGTGAATCTTGAAAATGCCGTAGCCATCGCTTGAAGACTTTCGTCCAGCGACAATCACGGTAGCGCGGAGCCCGAAGGGATAACCCTCCGCTTCGTACACGTCGTGCACATGTTTGGTCACTGAAGGCAGCGCCCCCAGCACGCCATCAAAATTTTGCACTTCGGTCATATGTACGAGGCAGTCTCGCACCGCATGCCCGAAGCCGCCGGTGCCGGTATTCGCGACGAGGCAATTTAGCTCAACGATCGGAAGCACTTTTGAAATCCGATTGTTGACGACCAGCGATGTGGTGGGATCGTATGCAATTCCATCAGACGCGAAAATCGCGCCACCTTCATAAGCGTAGCCTGCTATAGCGCTCATAGTTTCACCGGAAGATACATTTCAGGGCCGCCTTCCGCGCCGGGAGCGGCCACATAGCCACCTGCAGCATATCCGCGCAAAGCTTCCAGATTCGCAACGCCAATTCGAGCGGTCGATTCAGCGTCGAAAACGTATTCTCCGCGGTGGACGACTCCGGCAGGCTCATACTTCCCGCCGGGCCCGGTATAGCCGCCGGATGCAAACGGTGTTGGAAACGCGGCGGCAAACTGATCGGGAGCAAGCGTGCCGCCCATTCCGCCGCCGCCTGTCCCTCCAATGATGGAATTCAGCATCATCATGATCGGGGCGATGATCAGTTTTCGGATCAAGATGCGCTGTACCTCTTCGAGAATGGCATCGGCCATATTCTTCATCGCGGCGCCTACGGATTTTGTGCCGCTTATGACGTCCATCAGCCCGTTCTCGAGCTGGCGCGCGCCCGACACGGTCGCGTTCTCCATCGCTTTGCCGAGGTCATTGGCATCGCGGATATAGCTTGCCATTGGGCCGCGCGCTTTTTCAGCAGCCGCAGCCGCGTTGCCCCAGGCGTCCGCGATGGCATTGATTCTTTCGCGCGTCTCGTCGGTTATCTCGCCGTAGGTCTGCATGGCGACGGTTTCGAGCTCGGCCACGACTTTCGCCCGCTCGCGCGCAGCCGTGCCGAGGTCGATCGCCGCCGTTTCCGCATTTCGTGCTGCGGTTCTCTTTTCGATCGCCTCCGCCGATGATTCGAAGCGGTCTCTGGATTCGGTTTCATCGTCCTTCTTTGTTGGCGCGGCACCTTCGCCGCGAGACGGCCGGTTCACCGTGATCATCGGCCGAGTGCTCGGCCCCGACCGATCATCGATCATGCCTTGCAGCGCGTCGCGGCGCTCCTGAAGCATGCGATCCGACCACAGGCTATACAGGCCGCCGCGATTTGGACCTTCTTCCAGCGCCTTATTGATTTCAGCCAATTCGGCTTTCAGGATGCTGAGGTCGGCGCGGTTGATCCACTGGACGAACGCCGCCGCCTTGTCGACGACCCAGGTCCAGGCCTCCTTGATATCGAGCATGATGCTGGCGAGCGACTGCCAGCTCGGCTTCATTTCCTTGTCGAGGCGCTGATGGGCGAGGCGGAGTTGGTCGTCGACTTCCTTGGCGCGCTCGATCATGGCTTGCGAAAAGACGACTTCGCCGGCTTCAGCGGCGGCTTCCATGCTCTGCATGATGGAATCGACCGACGTCTTGCCGAGACGAATGTTGTCGACGAACTTCGATCCGAACATCAGTTCGCCGAGCTGCAACGCCTCCAGCTTCCGACCTTGCTCCTCGAGCTCCTTCATTGCGGTGAGCACGGCCATGATTTTCTGTTCCTGGTTCTCCGCATCCCGGAACAGGACTAGGCCCTCGAGCTTTTCGCCGGTGGCGTTGAATACGCGCAAGGCCTTCTCGACTTCGGTTATGCGCTCGCCGGCGGTTTCCCATTTGCTGAGGTCGATCGGCGATTTTTCCTTTGTAGCGTTGAACGCATGCGACAGCGCGTCTTCCATTTCCGCGGCCGTCACCTTGAGCTTCAACGATTCGGCGACAAAACCCTGGAAGAAATCGGCGCCGACATTCCGGTCGCGAGCCTTGTCGGCGATCGCGAGTAGGTCGGCCAGCTGCTCGCGCGTGGCCGAAATAGCCGCTCCGAGCAGCTTGGCCGCGACGACAGCGCCACCAACGCCGAGCGCTATCTTGCGGAACGAGGCAGCAGAACTCGCCACAATGGCAGAATCCATATTCTCGAACTGCTTGACTGCAAGGCGCGTCGCCCGACCGGCAATATTGCCGAGGTCGCCCATCTTCTTGTTGAAGTCGTCCAGGTTCGCCCGGACGGGAAAACTAAGCGCCGGCGCCGGCATCGGTGGCTCCCACGAACAAGGCTGCGAGGATTTCGAAGGCGATGGCGGCGTTCGCAGCGAGCGGCTTGCCGCGGACGTGGGTTGCGACCAGCTCCCCCGCGTCGGAAAGGCTCATGCCGCCGCCCCAGAGGCCGTAAAGGATGATTCGCTCGATATCCGGGATCGAATAGGCGCCGTCGTCGAATCTGCGCAGGCAGGCGGCCGGCGTGTCGCCGTTGTGACCCTTGAGCGGCTCGAGCTTCAGAACGCCGGGACGGACGCGGGCCATCTTCGGCCCGGTCCCGGACAGCACAGCAATGACCTTCGGATCGTTGAGATTGAAGACGCGCTTGCCGCCCGCCCATTCCAATTCGCGCGCGCATTCGTTCATCCGAGAATCCTTTCCACTGCGGCGCTGATCCGCTTCTGCATGGCGTCGCGCCGCTCCCGGATCGTCGACCAAAAGAACGAGCGGGCCGGCTGCCGCCTGGTCCCGTATTCGAAGGCGAGCGAGTAATCGAACTCGACACCGCTGCCGGTGCGAATCTCGCTCTCAGTCATGTCGCCGCCAGCCCGCACAATCTTCTCAAGGTCGTGCGCGCCGTCTTCGACTCGACACGATTCTTCTAAAGCGCCGGTTTCTTCCGGCGGCTGCTGAAGAGACTGCAGCCGGGAGCGCTGCGCGGCGGAAAGCGCTTCGGCCTCCTCCTCGATCACGCCGGCGAGCTCGTCGCGCATGCGGGGCGGCAGATCGGCGATATAACGCTGCAGCTCGTCGTCGGGGCTCGCCATCACAGCACCGCCATATCATCCGACCATGCATCGGAATCGTAAACGGAAGTGATTTCGCCGGTGCTGGCGCGCGAGACCGCCATCCAGAGCGTCACCGCAAGGTCGATCCGGTCGCGAGACTTGCCCTTGTGCATCACGCGGTTGCCGGCGGAATCGGTGTGGATGGCGACGTTCTCCATGCACCATCGCAGAACCGGGCTTTCCCATTTCAGCTTGTCCGTGCGGATAGCCCGTTCGAGCATGTTGAGGGCCGGCGACTGTGTGACCCAGCCCTGGCGCATCGTCACGGTCGGGAAGCCGTCATCCGTCAGCGGTCCCATCACCGGCTGGGCATAGGCGAGATCGAAGGCGATCTCCCGAACGTCGAAGCGCTCGCACAGGTCCCGGATATGGGCTTCGACCGCGCGATAATCGATCGCGTCGCCCGGCGTCGGGATGATCCATCCGTCTTTTGCCCATTGTGGATACGGCACGCGGTCGCGATCGGCACGCGCCGGCATGTTGTTCGCCGGCACGAAGCCCCATGCCGCACACAGCAGATCGTCGCCTTGAGGAAAGCACGCGAGCACTGCCGTTAGATCGGTGGTGGTCGACATGTCGACCGCGATCCAGCAGGCTTCGCCGGTGAGAGTGTCCAGGTCGATCGGCTGGCGGCCGCGTTCGAACACCTGCATTTCGACGAATGGCGAAAGCGAGTTATCCTGGCGAATGCCGAGGAAGAATTGTTCGAAGGCCGCCTGGTCGGCCGGCCGCTCTTTCGCCTCGCGCGCGAGCTGGCGAAGCGATGGCAGGTCTGGATAGCCGTACTGTAGGCCCGGCAACACCTTCTCCCACGTGGCTTCGTCGTCCCAGGCCTCGTCTCGGCTCGCTTCGAAGATGATCGACAGAAAATGCGGGTCCACAATGTCGCCGGCCTGGACCTTCTTCGCGTACTCATACACGGGATAATCAGGACTTTCGTTGCCGCGGCCGGCGGTGGTGGCAACGATCAGCAGCGAGCCCGCGGTCTTCGTCGCGCCGGTGCGCAGCGCGTGCCAAAGGTCCGCCTTTTTGTGGGCCCAGAGTTCGTCGACCAGGATGAACAGCGGCGTGCGGCCATGCTGGGTCGGCGCATCGCTCGATATGGCTTCGAAGCGCGATCCGGACGGCACATGCACGATGCGGTTCCGGCTATCGACCGGACGCGCTTTCGAGGAAAGCCCGTCTTGCTCGTCGACGATGGATAACGCCTCTTCGAAGGCGATCCGGGCCTGCTTGCGATCGGCCGCGGCGACCACGTTTTCCGCGCGCGCGACCTTCTCAGGGCCAAAGGTGTGCAGCAAACCGAGCGCGGCGGCTAGCGAGGTCTTGCGGCTGCCCTTGCCGACCTGGAGATACACGGTGCGAACGAGACGTTGCCCGTTCTCGCCCTTCGGTCCGTAAATGCGTCGCACGATGCGCTCGAAAGGCGGATCGAGCTGAAATGCTTTGCCGGGTAGGGTGCTCTTGGGGTGCTTCAGCTTGCGCAGCGCGCTGACCGCGCGCTCGCCGTGCTCGGCCGGATCATCGATCGGCGAATTGTCGAAGATCCATTCAAGCCCAGGGGTCGTCATCGGCAGACTCTCCCGGCTTTGAGGCGCCGCCGGCGGCGCGTTGGCGCGACACTGGCGTCAGCCCCAGCTCGGCCGCGTAGCGGCGTGCGGTCTCCAGGAATTGATGCTGAATGCGGACCGCGGGATGCGCCTTGGGCGGCTTTCCAGGCGCCCTAAGGATCGAGCCCCGGTTCAGCAGTTTCGCGCATTCCTGAACGCGCGCGATCGCGACGCAATAGTTCGCAAGCGCCGCTTGGTCGGTGTCTTTGAGGCCCACGCGCGCGATCAGGTCCGGAATGACCTTCCGCCATTCGTCCTTAGCTGTCTTGGGCAACCATGACGGTGGCGGCGGGACGGGCGAGGGCGGCTCGCCAGTGACCTTGCCGTCGGAGGTGATCAGCCGTGGCTTTACGCCGCGCATCATGCGACCTGCTGGTTGACGCACCGAATATCGAGGCCGCGCCTGCGACCAATCGGCTTCAGCTCTTTGATGTTGAGCGCGGCGCCGGCATGAAGAACGCGATCGCTCAGCTTGACGTCCGGCAAATACCTCGTTCGGAAGATGGTCACGGCCTGGTCGGTGGCACCGGCGCCCCGGATGAATTCTTCCGTCGAAGCCTGGATCACTTGCGCCCGCGGCGTCGCGATCGTCGTCCAGTTGGTAACGGGCGTGCCGGCGGCATCGATGACGGATGCTGGACGCTGAATCTGAATGCTGGTGTCGAGGCGTCCAGCTCTCACGGCAGCACCCGCAAAACGCTGGTCATGGTCAAGACGCCGTGGCTGGTTTCGCCGTCCGGATCGCGAAGAGCGCGGAAGCTCTCTACGAGATTGTCGACGAGCTCGAGCCCGTCATCGGCAAGCTGGAGTCTTGGCGTCAGCGCGCGGGTCACCGCGCCTCCGATTTCCTTCACGCCGGCAAGGCTCGGTTCTTTCTTCCAAAGGTGCAATGTCGAATGCACCCGCACGACATCACGTGCGACGCTCTCGCCGGCATTGATCACCTGGTCCTCACCAAGCACGATCGAGGGGTCGGGCGCTGGCCGCTGGTTGCGGTCGAGGATATGATCGGCCGGGACGAGCGCCAGCACCTCCGCCGACGCGATCAGGCGTGCGCGGATGGCCTTTTGCACGGCGAGAGAGGCTTCACTCATTGTCGTCCGTCCCTTCGCCGAAGCCCCAGAGGCGGTGCTCGTTGACGATGTCCCAGACACCCTCCGGGATCGCCTGCGCGCTGACGCCGACAAGCGCGGCCTCGCGGTTTTCGAACCAATGGCCGATCAGCAGGTGGATGGCCTGCCGCAGATCGTCCGGCAGCTCTTCTGCGTCCAATTCGAAGCCGAGCAAGGTATTGATCCGCGCCTCCGCTGCGCGCGAAAGCCGCTCGAGCAAAGCGTCATCCGCTTCCTCGGTTCCCAAGGCTTGCCGCGCTTCAGCAGCGGAAACGATCATTTTTGAAAAATCCTATTTCGGATGAATCTTGCGCGACGGAGGGGAAGCGGTCCCCTACGATTTTTCGAAAGATGACGACTACCCCCGGGCCTCGTCATGCGCTTGCCTCGCGTTGCAACTCTTGCATCCAGGTTTCCAGTTCGAGCGCTGCATGCGCAGATGCGGATGGGTACGTATGGACTTGATGTGCATCACCACCGTTGCCTTGCGTCCGCATGCGCACAGCTCGTTGGCTGGCTCTGCGAGGTAGGCTGCTGCAGCAGCACGCCATTCGCTGTCGTAGCCACGCTCAGCGGCATTCGGTCGCTGCTGATCGCGTTGCTGCGCGCGCCTCACTTGACACGAGCACCTCGCACCAACGGGAACGCGGTTGCCGCACGCGCAAAGGCGAGGCGCACGCAAAGGCATGGTTACGCAGGCGGCACGGTGACGCCCGGCCGGGTGATGCGGACGGCCAGCACGGTGGTGCTCTTGGCAAGGCCGATCAGGTTGATTTCCTCACCTTCGCTGAGGTCCTCTTCCGGCTGGATCTTGCCCGGCGTGCTGCTGAGATAGTAGCGGGCGCCGGGCGTCAGCACCGCACCGAGCGCGACGTCACCACCGGTGAGCACGGCGAGCGGCTGGCCATCGGACGCACCGTTGAGCGCCATGCCGGCGGCTTCCTGGACCGCCTGGGTTGCCGAATCCGCGTCAGCCAGCTTCCACTTGTTGACCGAGGTATCGAGATAGACCAGCTCGCCGGCGGCAATGGTCGCGCCGGCTCGCTTGCTGAAGTCGATGTTGGCGTTGCTCTGTGCCACCACGTTGGCGGCGGTGATGGAAAGGTCGGACATGGTTCACCTCACGTCGCAGCTACGCGCACGAAATTGCTGTTGATTTCCAGGGTGGCATTGAGATTGCGGATGGTATTCGCTTCGCCGCCAGCTTCTTGCACCGTTGTGACGAGTGCTATGAACAACCGCTTCGACGGCTGGCCGCCATTGGTCGCATCGTTCAGATCGATCCGGAACGCGAAGTTCTTGTTCGATTGTTCCGCGGCGATCAGTGCGATCTGGCCGGCGTCCTGATCGTCGACAACGAAGACGTTCTGCATCGAGCCCGCATTGCGCGTGCCCTTCACTTTCTTGTCACGGCCAACGCCGATAAATGAAGCCGTGATCAGCTGGGCTTGGTCTCCGATCGCACCCATTTGCGTCCAGCCGTCGATCTGAGTCCAGACTTCCGAGCTGAAGTCGCTTTCGACAAAATCGGCTGGCTGGAACGATTTCACGCCGCCGATGAAGATCTTGCATCCGGCGACAGAATAGAGGTTCGACATGGCTCACCTCACGCCGCTGGCTTGCTGTGCGCGCCGCCAAGGATGGCGATGGCCGCGATCGGACTATCACCGCTGTTCGCGCCGGTCGGCGTGATGGTGAGGCGCGTGTAACGCTTGTTGCCGATGTAGCCGAGCTTTCGCATCTCGGCGTCGTCGCCGTAGTTGAAGGCTGCCGCCGTTTCGGGCGCCACACCTGCGGTCTGTGAAATCATGTCGGCGTCGGCGACGGCGTTGGCGCCATCCATGTTTGCCGCGTCGCTCTCTTCAAGCAGCACGGCATAGGTGGCGTCGGCATCCGACAAGGTGCCGGTGATGATGCCATAGGTGAGCGTCTCGAAGCCGAGGCGATCGATAATGGCGCCGACAAGCGGCGTGGTCCCCAGGTTGTTGTTCGCCGCGGGCGGAATGACCGGCAACAGCGTCATGTTGTGTGCTGAATCGCGCATTGGCATGTTCTCCGATGGTGCCGATCAGCTCGTGCCGATCTTGAGCTTGCGGATGGCTTCGGCGCGGATCAGTCGGCCGCCGACGCGCTTGCGAGCGTGGAAGCGGGTCACGCCGCTGGTCGCCTGCGTCAGCGGGTCGCGAAGAAACGAAAGACCGACGCGATCGAAGATGCGATAAGCGGAAGTGAAGTCGCCGAACACCAGCGGGAAGGCGCCGGCTTGGATGTCCGGCATGTCCGGGGCTTCGATGATCGGGCGGCCAAGCAACGTGTCCGGCTGCCCGGCCTGGACGGACGGCTGCCAGATGTAGTTCTTGTCGCCGTCCTTGAGCTTGCGCAGTTTGCCGATGGTCGTGCCGTTCGCCATGAACACGCCGCGGCTGCGATAGAAGGGGTGCAGCGCGTACATGAGATCGATCAGACCGTCGACGCCGCCATCCGAATCGGCAATCACCGACGCCGAACCGGATACCGAATAGGCAACGTTGGTGTCTGACATGAAGCCGAGCGGCTTTTTCACGCCGTTGCCGGAGACGAAGGCGGCGCCTTCCATACGGCCGAATTCCTCGGCGAGGTCGAAGGCGACCTCGGCCGCGACGTTTATAGCCGCGTCTTCCAGCAGCTTGTTGCTGACATCGACGTAGCAGGCCATCTCCTCGACCGGCACCTCGGCCTGGCCGTAGGTCGACTCGGTGCCCGTACGCGTTTCGGTTTCACCGACCCAGCCGCCGGTCGGCTTGCCCGTGCGCTTGGGAATGATCACGCTGCCGGATGCGGTCTGACCGACGCGAGCCGCGGCGCGGATCGGAGAGAACTGGACGAGCTGCTTGTCGACCTCGGTGGTGAATTCCGCGGTGGCGAGATAGCCGCCGGCGGTGTCATCGGACACGCGCAACGTCTTCACCTCGTCTGCGCTCAGCGCTTCGCGGCCCTTGCGGAGGAACGTCTCGAAGGCTTTCTTCTCGACCTCGTCGCTTTCCTGTTCAGGATCGCCGCCGCCCAGGCGATTGGCCTTGGCCTCGATCCGGTCGAGCCGTTCGATCACCTTCGGATCGATGCCCTTTTCTTCGATGGCCTTCAGGCGATCGCCGACCGACTTGGTGAGGTCATTCAGCGCCTGCTGGACCACCGCGGTCGGATCGTCGCCGGCGTCCTTGAGCTCGATCGCGCCGCGGAGCAACGCGGCCTTGCGTACGTGGAACATCGTTCACCTCGTTGAAAGGGCCGCAGCGGCCCGGTTGATCGCCTCGGCGAGCGCGATGGCTGCCGCTGCGGACTTGGCGGATCGGACGCGCGCGCCCGGATGACTCGGCACGGTGACCAGCGAGATTTCGACCAGGTCGAGCGCCTTGATGGTGCGGCCGCCGCCGTGCTTGGCCGTTGCCGCCTTCGTGATGAAGCCGATCGAGAGGCCGGTGACGGCGCCGCTCTTGACCAGCGCGCGTACCTCGCGGGCGCGCGCGACCTCGTCGACCAGCAGCTTGCCGGCGACTTCAAGCCCGGACTTGCCCTCGGTGATCGAACTCCAAGCGCCGACCGGCGCCGCCGGATCGTGCTGGAACAGGATTGGCAAGGGCGCCTTGGCGCTCTTGAAAGCGCCCGGCAGGATTTCGTCGCCGACGCGGTCCGGCGAACCGAACGGCCATGCCGTGCCGGTGATGGCGCCCGCATCGTCCACCGCCAGCGCGGCCTTGAATTCGAAGCGGCCGTTCATGCGGCCACCTCTTCGATGAACGGCGTCCGCGCGAAATACGGGGTGCGGTCGTCGGCAAAGGCCTCGAGCTGCTGGCGGACGAAGCGGAACTTGTTGATGATCCGCACCACATTGGTGAAGCTGAATGGCAGCTCTTTCCCGTCCTGCTTTACTCGCCATCCGACCACGATGCGCGCGAGATATTCGACCTGCAGTCGGTCCTGGTCGTCGGCCGGTACGCGGCCGCGGAATGCGTAAAGCTCGTCCTGCAGCTTCAGCCGCGCGCGGCGTTGCACGTCGCTGTCCGGGCCAGCCACGATGAAAACGAGGTCGGGCATCATCTCGCCCGTCACCGGATGCACGATGGCGCATTCGGCGCCGCGATCTTGCCCTTCGACCAGATCGTCAAGGTGCGCGAGGTCACTCATCGCGACCTCGCGTCGTGGTGGTTTTGGTGGTCGTTATGTTCGGGTTTTTGAACTCGTCGCCGCCGGCGCGTGGCGACATATCGAGCCAGGCGCGGCTCTCGTTGGCGCTGATCACCTCCGAGGCGCGCAAGCTGTTGATCGCGGTGGCGCGTTCGGTGAGCGACACGCGGGTCAGGTCGTCGCGATCGAAGACGACGCGATAGCGCTCGCGCTCTTCCGGCGTGAACAACGCGAAGGCGAGCGCGCCCTCGAGCGCCTGCAGGTGGCCTTCGAGGCTGTACGAAAGAAACTCTTTCGCCTGTTGCTCGCCATTCGACCAAGTCTGCCGATCGAGCTCGAACAGGAGGCCGGGCGGCACGCCGAATGCGCGGGCGATCTCGACGTTCTGAAAAACTCGCAGCTCTTGGAATTGCGCGTCGGTCGACGTTAGGATCATCGGCTTCCATTCGGCGCCGTCCCATAGTCGCAAAATCTTTCCGGCATTCTCGACGCCGGCATAGGCCTGGTCGAAGCCGCGCCGGAAATTCTTGTCACCCTTCTCGCCGAGGCGGACCCCTTTCGGGAAGCTGACGACGCCAGAGGGGCGGGCGCCGTTCTTGAACAGCCGGCCGGCGTGCCCCTCCATGTGGTGGGCGACGCCGATCGCATTGGCGGCGAGTGAGAGCGGACACTTGCTGAATGGATTGCGAAGATGAATCACGTCCGCAGGGCGAAGCTCGCGCGCGCCACTCGTGAGGCTGAGCCGGTATTGCATCTCGCCGGTGTCGGCGACGGTGACTTGGATCTTCCCGGGTCGATAGTGGATGACCTCGATCGGCTTGCCGTCGACCCTATTCACCCAGGCGAGACCGCCAGCGTCGCTGGTGAGAGTTTGCGCGACGAGGTCGCGGATGAAATCGAACGTCGGCGTCCAGGCATTGACGCCGTGGAGCAGCAACTTCGCGGCCGGGTGCTTTTCGTCGGGCTCGAGATTGCCGTCGGCGCCGACCAGCATCACGCTACGGGCCAGCGTGGCGCATGCTTCGCTGATCAGTCTGATCGCACGATTGACGGCGGGTACGGTGAGGGCTTGTTCCTTGCTGACGGCTATCGGCCCGGTGGTGACGCCAAATAGGGCCAGCAGGTCATCGTCGGGCGCCGCGAGCGTCGCGTCTTTGCTCTCAATGTCTCGGCGGGGCCAGAATCGCATCCCCAGCTTATTGCGGCGCCGCCGCCGGAATAGGAATTCCGCAAGTTTCGGAAAGATTCAGGATATTGCCGCATTAGGCCGCGTTCTTGTCAGTCATCCAGGCCGTCACTGCAGTGCGGGTCACGAAAAGACGTCCCCCAACTTTCTTGATCGGACAATCCTTATCGTCAGCCCAGCGCGCGACCGTGTCGGGATGCACGCCGCAGAAATCAGCGATCCGCTTCGCGCCCCAGAGCTTGCCTTGGCGCCACTCCTCAATCTCTAACAAAACCTTGTCAATCACTGACATCCTGGTCCTCGTTTCAGTTTGTTGCTGCGCCGTGGCTTTGTCGATTTCTTGTTTTTCTTTCGCAGAGCAGTGGATCCGGAGGCCGGCTGCGCTTCCTGTTCTTCGAACAAATCGGCAGCGTCTGGCCAAAGCGTTCTTGGCCCGGTGCTGAGCCATAGCGGATCCAATTCGCGGAGATATACGAAGACCTGTTTGATCCGACCATGCTGATCGACCTGCAGGCATCGCGCCATGCCGCGAAAAATGTCCACCACCTTTATCGGCGGTCCGTTACCACGGCGAACCATATCGCCTTCGTGAATCATGCAGCGGCCCAATTCTGGGCCGCCAGAAGATCGACCGGCGTCACTTTGCTCTCGGCTCCGTATGCGCCGACGTCAGACGAAATTGCGTACCTGCGGCGCGCGCTTTCTCGTGCGGAAATCTTGAGCGCGACGCGCCGATCGATTGTCTTCCCCTCAAGGGCAGCTACGATCAAATCCGATCGAACATCGTCGGCATCTGCAGGATCCAAGCCCCGCGGCAGCGCCGCATCCGCTGCTCGGAAGAGCTCGTTCGACATGCACACCTGGCGCAACGACGCGCCGTCCTCTCGTGCCGCTCGTTCAAGCGCAGCAGAACTAGCCAAGAGCCTGAGCTGAGAACGCAGCGCGGCGTCGAGCGACAATGTGCGCGCGCGTCTGGAGAGACTCTTGAGTGTGATTCCGCCGGGCTCGACTCTGACCGAATAA